CCAACTTCAGGCTTTCACAGAAGCCACTTTATCAGCAGCGCAGACGACTGAACGGCAAGCGCGCTCTTTAGGCATGACTGCTGAAGAGTTCCAAAAAATATCCTTCGCTTTTCGTCAGTTTGGCGGGGACAGCTCAGACATTTCCGATGCTTTCAACACCCTATCCGACAGAGCACAAGACGCTAAGGATGGGATGCAGTCGTTTATTGACGACTTCAAACTCGTCGGCATTGAGGTTGACGACCTAGAAAACAAAGACCCCGGAGAGCTATTCCGTTTATTTGCAGACGGCGTAGCTAGCATTGACGATCCAACAAGGCGTGCTGCTGGTGTTGTCCGAATCTTGGGCGATGATGTTGGGAGACGATTACTGCCAATGCTTATGGACGGCACAGAGCTGCTAGATGATCTTGGAGATCAAGCTGAAGAAACAGGTCAAATACTGAGTAACGATCTTGTTGAAGGAGGTGCGGATGCTAGAGAAGCATTTAGACAGCTTTCTCAAGTATTAGAAAATGACTTGCAGAGAGTTGTGCTTGAAAACGCAGATGCTCTAAAGTCTATTGCAGATTCATTGCAGGATACCAGAGACTTTGTAATAGAAAACTCAGAAGAGTTCAGGGTATTTGGTGAAGTGGTCGGGATTTTAGTTGGCTTTCGACTAGCTAAATGGGCTTTAGGGGCGGTCAGCGGGATAAAAAGCCTAGCAGGTGCCGCCGCACTTTTGACTGGGCCAGCAGCTCCTTTTGTCGCGCTTGGTGGGATTCTCGCAACTATCCGCTTAGACATGCTTGAGACTAAGCAAGAAACCGAAGAGTTTGCTGCTAGCATAAGAGACTTAACTCAAGCTCAGTTAGAAAATGCAGAGCAGTCAATACGAGCTGAGATGCGTTCTATTCAGGCGCAGAAAGATCAGCTAAATATGTTTGATCAGCTTGGCCCTAAACAAGCGAATCGTTTAGCAGAACTCGGCAGGCAGCTTGGCGAAGTAAGAGACGCGCTAGAGCAAGTTGACAATGCAGGCCAAAAAGCAGGGGACTCAGTTTCAGGTGTCGGTGATGCTTCACCTGATGCACAAGAACCGCAGAGCGTAAGTGGCCCAGAAGACCTGACTAATGTTGTAGCTGGTATGCGTGATTTAAGCGTAGCTATGCAAGAGGTTCTTGGTACGACTGTAAAAATACCCGGCGCTTTAGACGCTGCAAGTGACTCTGCTTTAGGTCTAAGCGACATTGCAAAAGACATGACGGATGATCTTAGCAACGGCCTTACTGACATCATTATGCAAGCCAAGTCAGCCGAGGAAGTCTTTGCTAGTCTTGCTAAACAGATTGCTAGAACAATCATCCAACAGCAGATCGCCGATCCTATCGCGCAAGGCATAACTGGTTTTGCTAGCGGTTTATTTGGGGGCGGTCAGGCAGCCTCAGCTTCTCAACCTACCATGACGACCTTGCCACAAAATGCCAACGGCGGAAACGTGTTCGGTGGTGTTCCTTCTATCGTAGGGGAGCGTGGCCCAGAAGTATTTGTTCCCGGTCAAGACGGACAAATCGTGCCTAATCACAAGATGGGTGGTGGCGGGAACGTCACAGTGAATGTCATCAATCAAGGTGGCGAGCAACTAGAAGCACAGCAACAACAGACGCGACGCGGCCCGAATGGTGACACAATAGTTGATGTTATGGTTAAAAAATCAATGGAGCGTTTAGACTCACAGGGTCAACTTGATGGGATATTTAACCGTCATGGCGCTCGCAGACAGGGGCAATTCTAATGGCTAACTGGCCTGCATCTTTACCACAACGACTTCATCAGCAAGGTTTCAGTTACGAAGCCCCAGAGGGCGCTGTACGGACTGACATGGAAACTGGCAAGCCCTATCAGCGCAGACGCTTCACTGCGGCTGTAGAGCCTTTCTCTGGTCAGATGTATCTCGACAAGACACAGTATCAAACTCTACTGGCTTTCTGGGAAAACACTCTCGGTATGGGCAGTCTTGAGTTTGATTGGGTTCATCCTATCACAGAACAGGCTGCAACAGTGAGGTTTGTCGCAAGCAATCCTTTTAGTATTTCGGTGGCATCTGGTGAGGTTTATACCGTAAAACTCAATTTGGAGATTATACCCTAATGGCGTTATCTCAGGCAGCATTGCAGGGCGTACTAGCATCAGCTACAGAAAAGGTTTTTCTTGAGTGTTTAACAATTACTCACTCAGAAATATCGCCAGTCTTTCTAGTCAACGATTCAGTCAATCTTACTAGAACAGAGGGAACATTTATACACTTCCCTTTTCAAGTATCAGCAGCTACTCAAACAAGTGATAGGCCGCCATCAATCAACATAACTGCTGATGCAGTAGACCAGACAATCATGAACGCACTGCGCCCCTTAGCCGGGAGCAGGGAGCGTGCTGGCATCAAGTATGAAGTTGTGCTTGCAGACACGCCAGACAACGTAGAGTTTGGCCCAGTTAACTTTGAGCTAGATGCCGTATCAACAGACTCGGCTACACAAATTACTGTAAAAGCGTCTTTTTTGAAAGGTGCGCTTAACGACGCATTCCCTCATAAACAGTTTGCTCCAAGCAATGCCGCTGGATAAGTATCGTCCTTACATAGGTGTTGAATACGAACCGCCACACGGTTGTTTCCGTTTAGTTCAGCAAGTGTTTCTTGGCGTGTACGGGATAGATTTAGGCAGACAAGACGAAGGCTTAGAAGAAGCAGAAAGCAAGGACAGAACAGCAAGAGTTCAAAGATGCTTGTCTGAAATGACTGTTCAGGTACACAAACCGCAGGAAGGAGACGTAGCTATTGTAAGAGGCAGACCTTGGCACATTGCAGTTGTTATCGCTCCTAACATGATGCTTCACAGTTACAACGGCGGCACCTCGTGTATTGAAGACTACGCTGACTGGCGTTGGTCAAACAGAATAGAAGGATTTTATCGGTATGTCCGTAACCGTTCATGCGAGTAAGCACCCCTTAAAAGCAGATTGGGTATATGCTGATGTAGATGCAGGGCAGAGCATCTATGAGATCGCTGGCGGTTCTCCTGTTGCCGCTTACATCAATGGCAGAGAAGTTCCTGAAGAGCTGCACCGTCTGACTAAAGTTAAAGATGGTGCTGTTTTAACTCTGTGGCCTGTCCCTCAAGACGGAGAAATACTTAAAACTGTTGCCCTTATCGCGGTATCAATAGCTGCGCCCCAAGTAGCTGCTTTTGCTCTCGGCGCAGGTGCCAGCGCAACTGCCTTAACTGTAGCCACAATCGGTATAAGACTAGCTGGGGCGCTAGCGATAAATGCCTTAATACCACCTCAGCAACCTGAAGCCCCTGCTACACCTGAATCTTTTAACAGATTGCAAGCAATAACAGGCACTTCTAACCGCGTTGCCTCATTTCAGCCTATACCTAGGCTCTATGGAAAGTTTAGGTACTTCCCGCCTATTCCTATGACTGCGCGTCCTTTTACTGAGATTGAAGGAGACAAGCAGTACTTCCGAATGATGCTTTGTCTTGGTTACGGCCCAATAGAAATTGGTGGAAAGAAGGTTGGCAAGGGTCATTCTAAGATCACTCAAGATGACAGCTTGTCTGGCGATCCTATACGGATTGGTGAAACAGATATAAGCCTTTTTGAGGATGTTGAGTTTGAGATTGGCCGTCCTGACCAAATGACGCTATATAGCGATCAAGTTTTTGAAAGCCAGCCTGCTTTTACAACTCGTAACTCAACTTTTGATGACGGAGGCGCGGGTACTCGCAGTGATGGTCAGTTTGCAATACGAACAACTGAACCAGATACAGATGAGATAAGTTTAGATATTGGTGGGCGTCTTTACTCTGTCAATGATAAAGCCAAGACCAGAAACGCCAAGGTTAGATTCAAAATAGAATACCGTGAGGTAGGCGAGACAGATTTTGAAGTAGCAGACGACAACTTTGTAATTAGCAGCAGTAAGAAAGAAACTGTCAGAGAAGGCTTTAGATTCAAAGTTGAAACAGGACAGTATGAAGTAAAGTTGACTCGGGTCAGTACTACACACAGCGTAGCTACTAGTTACGCTAATGAGCTGACTTGGACTGCGTTACGAAGCATCCGCACGAGAAAGCCATTTTTAGTTGAAGACACAGTTGTTATGTCTTTGCGGATAAAAGCAACTGACCAACTAAACGGCAGAATAGAAGATTTAAGTGTTCTCGCAACCTCTGTGTTGCCAGTTTATGATGGGACTCAGTGGACTACTGAAGCAACGAATAATCCAGCTTGGGCTTACGCTGATCTTTGGACTGGCCCAGCAAACCGCCGCCCTCTCTTGCTTTCTGACTTAGATGAAGATGATCTTAAAGACTGGGCAGACTTTTGCGATAGTGAGTCACTTGAGTTCAATCACGTCTATGACAGCTCAGGCACAACCTTAGATCGGGCCGGAGAGATTGCTGGCGCTGGTTTTGCGACTTGGCAATTTAAGCCTGACAGCAGTGTTAGTGTTGTCCGTGACATTGTTCAGTCAGTACCCAAGATGGTAATAAGCCCTCGCAACAGTTTTGACTTTAGTTTCGAGCTTGGGGCTGTAGATACACCAGAAGGCTTGCGTGTTCAATTTGTTGACGACCGCACTTTTGAGAACACAGAAAGACTAGTGTTTGACGATGGTTTTGATGAGAACAGCGCAACAAAGTTTGAGACTTTGCAGGCTAAAGGCGTTACAAATCCCGATCAAGCGCACAAATACGGCAGGTTTCATTTAGCGCAACAACGTCTGCGACCTGAAAGGTATACTTTTAGTCAAGATGTACAGCACTTGCGTTATCAGCGCGGCGACCTGCTGACTTTGCAGCATGATGTAATCTCAGTAGGGATTGGCGCTGGGCGAATAAAAAATGTTGTCTCTGATACTGAGATAGAGCTTGATGAAGTATTTGTTGATGAGGGCAAGAGCTACGGCGTAAAGATACAACATCAAGATGGATCAATCAGTGTTGTAGGCGCAACTCCGGGAGCTGGCGCTACTAACACCTCTATTACACTAGACTCAGCGGTTACTAAAACAAACTCAGACGATCTAGTTATTTTTGGTGAGTTAGGCAAAGAATCTATTGATGTAAAGGTCAACCAGATTGAACCGTCAGGTGATCTTACCGCTAAAGTAAGCTGTGTACCTGCTGCGCCTGAAATAGATCAATCTTTCCGAGGAGCTATTCCTGCTTTTGACCCTGTATTTACAGAACGAATTAACCCAAACCTCGTTGCTCCAAGACAACCCGGAATAGAAAGCATCAACTCTAGCGAAGAAGTGATGTACGCAGATGATGACGGGTCACTTAGGGTAAGGATGCTAGTAGAGACGGTTCTAGGCTCATTTCCGGGCTGGGATCAGAAAACACAGCTTAGGTTCAGGGCAGTTGGAGACAGCAGCTTTGAGACACTTGAGCCTGTATCCTCAAGCAGCCAGTCTATATTCAATGTAGACGAAGGCGTCCAGTACGAAGTGCAAGCTCGTGGCGTAAAGAATGGCCTGTTCTCCCCTTGGACTTCTAGCACTATCCATACAGTTCTAGGCAAGCTAACACCGCCACCTAACGTGCAAGTACTAAACGCGGTACAGAACGATGAGAACGTAGTATTCCGCTGGTCAAGAGTTACAGTGCCAGATATTGACGGGTATGAGATTCGTTACGGGCCACGTCAAACAGCAACTTGGGCAAGCTCAATTAAGATTGCAGAGGCAACAAAAAGCACTGTCTCTACAGAAGCTGACGTTCCTCCGGGTGATTTTAAGTTCTTCATCAAGGCTGTAGACACTGCTGGCAACTATTCTCGTGCAGCAGCTACTAGGGAACTCTTAGTTGGTACGCTTTATGAGGATGTTCGCAGGACAGTCCACAACCCCGACTGGACTGAAGGCGAAATAGAAGGCTTTGTCCGTCAAGGGACTGCACTACAGTTAGATTCCGACATCAGAGCATACTATAAAGCTAACACTGTTGATCTAGGCTTTAACGCCAAGAATGTGCGTGTTTGGGCTAACGTGGGTGTTGGTCAGTCAGATATAGAGTCTACTGAAGATTACGGACTTATCTCTGATGCTGTCATCGGCACAGAAGACTATGGCCTACTAACAGAAGCTGTTGATGACATAGATGATTACGGTGGGATTCTTGTTGGACTTTCTGTATCTGATCCGAGCGTGATCTATGAAATATCTTCTCGTAATGAAGGAGAGGATTGGCCTAACGTCGCTGAAACGATCAACTACAGAAAAATAACTGCTCCTGTAACAGAGTCGGAAGACTACGGCTTAATCACTGATGAAGTCACTGAAGCTGACAGCTACGACACACTGATGACTTGGAGGCAGTGGAGTAAAGGACAGATAGATGCTCGATTCGTAAAACAACGGATCAGTATTTTGCCAACTGACCAAGCAAGACAAGGTACGCTGCTGCGCTCCTTTGAGACTGTGGTAGATGTCCCAGAAAAAATAGAAGTCTTACAAGAAAAGACCGTTGATCCGGGTGGCACAAGGTTTGAGTTTGAAAAACAATTTCACTTTAAGCCTGTTGTAGCCGCCACTGTTGAATCAGAGAATGACTTGTTCGCTATTCGTAAGAACTTAGACACATCAGGCGTCACCTTTGTTGTTAGAGATTCTAATGGCAATGACGTAGGCGCTGACAAATTAGATATTATTGCTAGAGGATATTAGTATGGCAAAAGAGATTATTCGTCGGAACGGAACCACATCCGAACACTCCGCGTTCACAGGTGCTGAAGCAGAGATTACCGTTGATACCGATAAAAATACAGTTGTTGTCCACGACGGGGTAACTACAGGCGGATTTGCTCTGGCAAAAGAAGATGGCTCCAACATCTCTGATTTTGCTATCACTGGTATCCTTAGCGCAGATAGCGCAGAGTTTAATGGCACTGGCGCTGTTGAATTGCCAGAGGGTACAGAAGCCCAGCGCCCCGGCACACCTGCATCAGGAATGATTCGCTTTAACTCTGACGCTGGCGCGTTTGAAGGCTATAACGGTTCTGAGTGGGGCGAGATTGGTGGTGGCGGTGCTGCTAACGGACTTTTCTCTAAGACCGACAGCGATAAAGTTGCTTGGACAAAAACAGGCAACGGCACTGCTGAGACAAGCCAGATTATCTACGTTGAGGTGGGTGGTGGTGTCCTAGAGATTGCCTCTGGAACAAGCATTTCCATGCCAACATTCACCGCTGGCACTGACTATGCCATCTGGGTGGCACCTGACGGGACGCTAGAGGCAGACGCTTCTTTTAACGTAGCGCCTACTGCTGGTGGACGCCGTATTGGCGGTTTTCATTACGCTCCGGGTGGTAACGCATCATTCAGCCTTAACGCTGGCGACGGCGGTACGACGCCGCAGATCAACGAGTACAGCTTTTATGATCTAAAGTGGCGTCCTTCTGTTGCCGACCCTCGCGGTCTGACTCTGGTAGGCGATGGTGCTTTCTGGTGTGGAATCTACCATCTAGCAGGCGACCATCTTGTTGGGCCTCCACATCGTCATGGCGTCAACCCTGCTCGTGACGGCAATCCACCTGATCTAGTCGATGGCTCTGGGAAATACCCAGACGCGCAGCCAATGAATATCTTTGAGTCCCTTTGGTATCACGGGTTCCGTACGCCACGCGTTGAGGACTTTCAGCTTCTTGCCTTTGGTACCAACGAAGCGGCGTCGCGTGGCAGCGATCCGGGTACGACAGGGCTTCCCGGCGGAAGCACAGATGCACAGTTTACCTCTCATTGGGGCGTATTCCAAAGCACAGGCGTTATCAGGCTGTGGAGCAACGACAGTATCTTGTCTACCGCAGACGAAACACTGCCCAACCCATCTCGCGGAAACCGTTTCCGTGTCTTGCGTTTCGCCGCTTTGGGCGGTTCATGGGCTAATGGGTCGGTCTCTGGCT